GTTATTCATACTCAAGATACTGCTGTTGCGATTTGATGAACTTGATAAGCTCCTGCTGTGCCGGGTTGCTGCCATTGACGGCCGACTTGATGAGTGACTCCCGGAGTTCAACCGTCTGGCGAAGATGCCCCCGGTAGAAGGCGGTCCGGACTTCGGTGCCCGGTGTGCGGAGTTCCGCGAGAAAGTCCGTCTCATCGGCACCTATATTGATGGCTATCAGCCCCGGAGGGATCAAACGATAGGCCATCTTCTCTATCTCCTCACGTTGTTCCTGAGTCAAATTCATCATTCAGCATTTTAAAGTCAAAATCAAAAATATCTCTGCCGGTATGGATGATTCCACGTTCCAGCTTCGGGTTGTGCGTGGCGTTCTGGCTGCCCACTACGGTAATCTTCCAGTCCTCGTTATACAGCAGCGCCACCTTCGCATGAAGCGCGAGGCAACGGTAGCAGTCCGGGAACGTGGTCACCAGATAATCGAACGGTTTGGGTGATATGCTGCGCACCCGGTTGTCTATCAGGAACCGCACCGACAACAGCTCGCCCGTTTCCACCTTCCGATGAATCGCCGCAATGCTGTCCATGGAGATGGAATAGGTGGTAAGCAGCAGGTGTGCCGGTCCCGTCTGTCTGAGAATATAGAAAATCAACTGGATCAGGTTGAACGCCCCTGAAGAGTAGAAATGCTTGTCCCTGCCGGGTACCAGCACCCCCATGGCGTCCGGATGCAGCAGCTTCTCCGCAGCCAGGTCGTGGCCGGAGGCTGCCGCATCCGTTCGGCGGATGTAGCCTGTCGGGTATCGGTCTCCCTGCATAGGACTTACTGCATCATCCGCCGGCATCATCTTATTCTCAATCTCGCTGCAACAGACCAACATAACCTAACCTATTGCAGTTCTGCCAAACGATATTCTATCCTTTCCACCAGTGCTTCCTGGGCAGCCACCTTCTTCTCGTATTTCACGCGTTTGGGGCAGTCGGGAAGGGGATTCTCCTTGCCGTCCTTGGGCTTGCTTTCCGAAGAGTACAGCAGCATGTTCCTTGCCTTGGTAATCTTGCTCTTGGCATTGGATTTCGCTTTCCTCAGCTCTTCCACGGATAGGGAACTGATGTCGGTCTCGTCCTCTTCCTTTTCCGGATTTTCTTCGGGGGTATCCGCTTTTTTGTAGAGTTCGTCCAGCTGCTCTTCAGTCGGCAGTTCCCTGTCCTGCTCGAACTGCCTTTTGATGGCAGCCAGCAGTGTCATGCGGTTGGAGAGAAAGGCTATACGGGCGACAATATCCTTGCGCTGCGTGCATACAGCCTGCGTGTTTGTCTCACCCAGTGCGGCAAGCATCCGGTGCTGGCGTGAACGTTCGTTGTAGCATTCCCGGAAGTCATAGATGATTTTGGCCATCACCGGAGGATAGGCGGGCTGTTCGTCCGCCTCACGCGCCAGTTCCCTCTCCGCAACGGCGACAATGGCGGCAGCCGTCTCTTCGGGAACCGTCTCGGAACGCCCGTCATTGCCCGGCATTGCATCATCTGCCAGGTCCACATCCTCAAAGCGCGGATCATCCGGATGGTACCACACCTTGATCATCTGCCGGATCTCGTATTCCAGCTTCTCGCGGGTATGCGGCTTTTCGCCCTGGCGTGCCAGACGTGCGGCGACAAACCCCTTATATCCTGAACGGGTCAGGATATTCACACCGGTGCTGTAATCACGTTTCTGCGAGTTCAGCCACTTGATGCCGTCCCTGCGCGCCTCAATGTAGTTCTGTGTAATCTTTGACATTGTATGTACGTTGTTTTTTGATGATACGCAAAGCTATTGCGATTTTTGTTGCCGGAATAGGACAAAACAAAATGTCCGCCCCTGCGTGAGAGCGAGAGACGGACATGAACAACCAATCATGAACAAAAAAGTCTTATGGAACTTCTGATGCGGCTTTTACAGTCAGGATGTCCTCCGTGTCTCCCTCATACACACATTTGCGCGGTGCGGTAAAGGTGTAGTGGAGGGTGTTCTGGTTGCGGGCAGTGGAGCTTGCTCCGGTAGTGGCACCATCACCCGACGCACGGAGCGCGCCGCGCCGCTTGTCACCCATCAGGTAGTTCGTGCCGTTGTTGTCGGTCACGATAAAGAACATCTTGCGCCCTTTGGTCGCATTCTCGAAACCGAATATCTTCTTCCGCATCTTGGCCGAAATGATATTCAGGTCCATCAGGAACGATTCCCCGCCGCTTTCTCCCTGGTCGGTAATCTTGAACTCGGCCAGCTCGTCGGTGAAATCCATCTTGTATGCCCTGCAGCCTTCCTTCATGACCAGGTCACCGACCAATGTACCGGCTTCTTCAAGAGAAAGAGGGGATTCCGTCTTTTTCGGGTAGTCCGGCCAGGTCGCCACATCCGCATGATAACCGAAGATGACGGACGGTATGATACCGCCCATGTTGTCCTGGTTCTCGCAGTCCATTGCCTCGTTGATGTCATCAAGGGCAATACATAATTTAGGGTCTACTTCTGCCATAATCACGCCATTTTTTAAGATTTAACAACGTATGTACCCGTCACTTTCTCTACTGCACCCGCAGCGGGCGTCTTCTTCTGCACGGCAGGAGTGGTGTATCCGGCAGCCTCCAGGAACTCGACGGTATATTCCTTTCCACCGGGAACAGCCACATACGTGCCGGACTCACGCCAGGCTTCCTCGCCCTGGATACGCCATTTGCCTCCGTTGTTGGCCGCTTCATCCGGCGTAATGGTCACTTCAATGTATCCGAACGGATTGGTCCCTTCCGGGTCCACCGGACGGTCGTTGACGCAGAACTCGGACTTGTGCACAGACACGAACTGGAAACCGATTACATACTTGCCCGCAGCATCGAACGTATAGGGATTGCCGGACATGAAAGTAATTCGGTGGACTTGATTGTAACCAGCATCCCGTTCTCCAACCACTATGAGTACACTCCGACCTATAACGACTTCGGGCATAATGAGGACAACGGCAAGTTCTTCGAGCAGATGGATTATCTTACACCGGAGCTTATGCGTATTCTTAAACCCGGTAGGTTAGCTTGCATCCATGTGAAAGACCGTGTTTTGTTCGGCAACGCTACTGGTGACGGTATGCCCACCATCGACCCGTTCAGTGAAATGACTGTATTCCACTATATGAAACACGGTTTCCGCTACATGGGGCGCATCACGGTGGATACGGATGTGGTAAGGGAGAACAACCAGACTTATCGGCTTGGATATACGGAGATGTGCAAGGACGGTTCAAAGATGGGTATCGGTTGTCCTGAGTATGTCCTTCTTTTCCGCAAGCTTCCTTCCGACACCTCACGGGCTTATGCTGATTTGCCGGTGACAAAAAACAAAAGCGAATATTCGTTGGCCCGTTGGCAGATAGACGCTCATGCAAGTTGGAAATCTTCGGGTAACTCTCTATTGAGTTACGAGGACATGAAAGGGGCCGGCATTGACAAGATACGCCACCTATTCAGGAACTACGAGCGTGGGCACGTTTATGATTATGAGGAACACGTGTCATTCGCCGAAGAGTTGGAGGCATACGGAAAACTGCCAAAGACATTCATGGCCGTTGACCCGGTAAGCAAGAAGCCCTGGATATGGGATGATGTCACCCGGATGCGCACGCTCAATACCAAGCAGTCGCAGAAGAAACGGCAGAACCACATCTGCCCCCTTCAGTTGGATATTGTCGAAAGATTGATTGAACGATACTCAAACAAAGGTGAATTGGTGTTTGACCCGTTCGGAGGTATCGGCACCGTTCCCTATTGCGCTATCAATCTGGGGAGGAAAGGTCTGTCAACCGAACTTAATTACGACTACTGGAAAGACGGTCTTTCATATCTGTATGAGGCGGAGATGGAAGTCAGCGCACCCACATTGTTCGACTTGATGGATGTAGGATGAAAAAAGAGAGGGGCGTGCTTGCCCACCCCTCTCTTTCGCCTTTTTGCTTTGATAGCATTTATGTAGTTTAAAAGCCTTTTTTGGAGGCAATGCCACAGTTTACTACATATATGTCCTATTAGTGGCTTAAACACGTATTCTTTAATTAAATTATATATTTCTGTTTCCATAATATCAAATTTATTAATGAATACCTATCACGCATAGGGCATACAAAGTTACAAATAATTATAATTATAACAATACAATGAAAGTAATAACCATAAAACAACCTTGGGCATCCTTGATAGTCCACAGTATTAAAGACATTGAGAACCGAACTTGGCCGTGCCCTAAGAAATACTTAGGGCAGAGGGTGCTGATTCATTCAAACGCCGTCCCCATGGAAATGATTAATCCTAATAGTGTATTTACGAAAAGGCAATGGGATAGCTTTTCACTTGGATTCCAGAGTGAGATTATTTGCGGCAATGGATATGTAAATTCTGCTATCATTGGAAGTGTCGAAATTGTGGATTGTGTTGTGAATCACTCTTCCATCTGGGCAGAGAAAGGAGTTTATAACTGGGTACTGGCTAATCCTATCCTTTACTCCAAACCTATCGAGAACGTGAAAGGGAAACTATCTTTCTGGGACTATTCCGGTATTAAAGAGGTAAAAATTGAGTGTCCGGAATGTGGCAGTATAGAAATAGCTGTCGAAGATTATACGACGGCTCCGTTCCCGACTTATCTGCATCGATGCAACAAGTGTGACTATGTGATTATGGAAAGTGAGTGGAATGTAATAAAGTAGGATATGGAATTTGATTGGTATTGGTTTGTTATAACAGTTTTGATAATCTGCGTTACTGTATATAACTGTTTAAATAGCTATTGGAAACATAAGTATAGGGACGAGAACAAAGGTGACTGATAGATACAAAAAAAGGCTATCTATCCCAGACAGCCAATCTTTTTTATTAACCTTAATCTAATACTATGAAAAACACATTGCAAAGGTAAGGTTTTGTGGGAGTTATGCAAATTATGAGCCTTTGTTCAGCCATCTTATAACATGGTTTAGCAAGTGGATATATATGTTAACCATTAACGTAATAGATTTATAAAATTAACAAATAGCCAATGGATAGAAATGAAAATGTCTGGACTGATGCGAAATGTGCAGCCCTTCGAGTTGAGTTCCTTACCAGTTGTGAGGAACTCTTTTTGTATGCAAAAGCCATCTATTCCGCTATGATGTGGGGTAGGGAGGTGAACGAGAAAAATCGGGTTATTCAGGAAAAGGATAAGTCTGTTAAATAAAAGAAAGAGCCAACCCACGCACGACCATGAATCAGCTCCTCACACGATTATGATGCAAATATACTATTTACTTTTAAAATAATCGTGTTATGGAGTTGGATTTTAACAAAATAATTCGTCTTAAAAAGATTCGTATCGAGAAATCAGAACTTTCAGAGGAAGAAAATGCCTTGACCGCCCCGGTTCTGAAAGACAAAAGCCTTATCCATGAAATCTACAAAATATTTGCTGAGTTACTGAATGAGAGAGGATGTCCACCGAATATTGACAGTGTTACCCAGCGGAAGAAGTTCATCTTCATTATCCTGTATCTGTTTTCTCCAAGCTCGCTTGCTGGTGGAAAAATGACAGCAGGGTTACGTCCAGAAATAGCAAAGGTTCTTGGAGTTCAATCAGAATGTACCATTTCCGACAACTGCGCTGATGTCGTGTTTCTCTATCAGAATTATGGGGATTTTAGTGGGGATATAGAGTATCTTTACACCGAAATCGTAAATCGGTTAAAAATCAAAGGGCTAATCAATTGAAAGCCGGAGTTTAGTGCTCCGGCTTTATCTTTTTCATAACCTCCTTTTTAAACTTGTTAAAATTATCTCTATTTGAATTGAAATTATGCTCGTATTTTTTACGAATATGCGCAATCTCTTCAAGAGAAATTTTTCCATTAGTTTGTTTTAAAAAATCTCTTTCTTCTTTTTCAAATTCTTCACTAAATAATCCCATATTATACCTCCTTTTTTAATTTAGTTTTTCGTTCCAATTCTCCCCTTCTAATAATACAAATAGCATTTTCATAGGGCTCTTCTGTTTTCTGCCAATAATTCAGCAGTGATTGTCGAGCTATTCCTAATTCTTGGCTTGTATAGTTGTCATACATAGCCGATGGCGAACCGAAATACCTATGCAATCCGGTAGCCTTAATTTCTAAGTGTATTACTCCTTTTGCTTCCATGATGCAAAAATACTTATTTATTAGTATGTATTATAAATAATACTGTAATTTATGATTTGTTAACGTGTAAATAGTATTTTGTATTATAAATAATACTATTTTTGTATCATCAAACAAGAAGTAATAACAATTAAAAGATATACGATTATGGCAGCATCAGTAATTAAACAAAGAACAATAGAGAAGTTCATCATGTCAGAGTTTGTACAAGGCAATTTGAACACAAAAGAACAAGTAAGCTGTATGCTCATTTTGATTCAAAAGAAGCTGGGTATGTCAGTAGAGCAAGCAAGTGACTTTATGAGAAACACAATTGGTATTAACGCTTAAATATACGATCATGGCAACAAAGAAGATTGATGAAAAGAAAACATTGAAGTATGCAGTAGCATTCTACTTCTGTACATCAGGTAAGATAAACTTCATGTTAGGCAATAAAATGTATCAGCATATAAATACTGTTTATGACCAAAGAGAAGATGGCAGAGGCTTCAATACCTGTGAAGTTGTTTATAACTACAAGGCTCAAAAGTACGAGGTTCTGAATGTAGATACAGAGATAGGCAACAAAGAGATTACGGTATTAAATAATTAATCAGCAGGGCGAAAGCCCTGCGTAATATAGAAGATTATGAAGCGATATTATTTTGAACTGTTAGATGATGATTATAATGATTTGGGTGCATTGATACCGGACGGCAGTAGTAAGAAAACCGCTGTTAATCGTGCGAAAAGATGGATGGTTGATAACAATATTCAGTCTGCCCAATTAAGCGTAAATAGCATGATTACTGACAATATTTTGGATATAATAAGCATAGAAATAGCATAAGTTTTAATCCGGTAGCCTTTGGGCTACCACAATACACACGATTATGGAAGCGGATTTAGTTTTAGTTATCAGCCCCGAAGCCCCACTGATGAAACAACTGGGCAAAGTATTGGGTAAGCTATGTACACCATATGACTTTTCTACTATAGAGAGGGGTGAAAAGTACATCACCATACAGCATGATGAAACAGGGCTTGTAGTGGCTTATACGAGTGAAAAAAGATTGAATGCAAAACATTAAATATAGTGATTATGAACTCAATAAATGAAAACGGTTGCAGCGTATGCCAACCCGGTAAAGAGAATTATTGTACCTACAACACCAGGTTGAGAGGAAAAAGAGTGAGAATGTACCAGTACGACTACCGTACTGATAGCGGTGAACTTTTTTCTTGTTGTGCGCCTACCTTAGAGGCGTGTAGAGAAAGACGGGATAAATGGCTTAGTTCACGACAATAAGCCGGTTGTCGTGTATAACGATTGAAGATATTTCGTTATCTTTGGTTGTGGTAGTATCTTTGGGGTACTATCGCGGAATGGAGCAGTTGGTTAGCTTACCGCTTTGACTTGGCGGTGGTCACAGGTTCGAGTCCTGTTTCCGCAACTATGAATATTAATTAAAAAAATGACACGATTATGAACATTTTAACGCTTAGTATTAAGCAAAAGTTTTTTGATGAGATTCTTTCTGGTAAAAAAGATTTTGAGAGGCGAGAAATAAAGCCAAGTAATGTTGAAAATTACGTTTCTTTTATCGTTGATGGTAAAGAATATGAGAGAGAAGAAGATATTCCAGATGGTGATTCAGAAGTAATGGTTAAAGCTAAATCGTATGATAAGCTTAAACTGGTTACAGGCGAATATAAAGGTAAACGCCCATATCTTATCGTTGAAGTAAAAGATGCTCGTGTGGAGTTTCTATTTGATGAAAACGGTGATTTTATCACTGGAACAGAAAAAGGTAAAGAATACGCCATAGCGCATATAGTGTTTGAGTTAGGCAATATAGTAGAAATATTTAAAGGTGAAAAATAGGCTGAGTCGGAGAAATTAAAAGAAGAATCAATCGTACCACAGGTATTAGTAACCGTGGGCGTAGGGTAAATGCCGGTAAAGCGGCAGTAGGTCATCAATCAGGGTTCGGAACAAGGGCGCAAAAGCGTTCTGACCTTGTTGCTGCATTTGGAGGTGATTAATGAACGCCTTGATTATGCAGAAAACGAAAGAAACAATATTGCACGCATCACAGAAAAGTGATACGGCGATATTGTTTTTTTCTGCGACTGGCAAAGATAGCATTGTCTTGTTACATTTGCTTCAAAGTCAGTTTAAAAAGGTTGTATGTTGCTTTTTGTACCATGTGAAAGGGCTGAATATAGTAGAACCTTTCTTTAATTGGGCACGCTCTTATGGAAATGTCGAGGTAGTTCAGTTGCCTCATACTGATTTATACAACTTCAAAATGCAAGGTTTATTAAGTGTGAAGCATCTCGATGGGCTAAAAAGGTTGAAGCTACGTGATATTGAAGACTATCTAAAAATTAAGTATCAAACTAAAGTTGTCGTATATGGAATGAAGATATCTGATTCTTTCGCCCGTAGAGGCATGTTTAACAAAGCCGCCAAGTCAGATATTCATTTTGATTATGAAAAGTATTATCCCATCGTGAACTGGACTAATAAAGATTGTCTTTCGTATATCAAGTTGCATAAACTACCGGAACCGCTGAAGCTTGGGAGTAAAAGAGGTAGTTCGGGTATTAATTTCCGCCCTGAAACAATATTGTACATTAAAGAACATTATCCGGAAGATTACAAGAAGATTATCAAAGAATTTAATTTAATAGAAGCCAAGTATGGAGGAAGTTAGTAAATATCAGAAATTTGAAACTGCTACTATTAATCGTGGGCAAATTAAAAATGCAGAATATAATCCTCGTAGAATTTCAGATTCCGCTAAGAAGAAATTGAAAGATAATATAAAACGAGTGGGACTTCTTGATACTATTGTGGTGAATAAAAACACGATGAATATAGTGTCAGGGCATCAGCGTATATCTATCCTTGATTCGCTTGAAAGGAAAAAGGACTATAACCTAACAGTTGCTATGGTAGATTTGTCCGAGAAAGAAGAAAAGGAACAAAATATATTTTTCAACAATACAAAAGTTCAGGGTGAATTTGATACTGATATTTTGGCTTCAATGTTGAGTGATATAGATTTCGAGTGCGCGGGTCTTGATATTAACGATGTTGGTATTTTAGGGGTTGAAGTAGATTTACCCTCGATAGAAGAACCAAGCGAAGCAGATAAGGAGGTTATGAAGTTGAATAACGAAATTTACGACAATAAACGTGAGATGCGAAAAGCTGTAATGAACCATTCTCAAACAAAGAATGAAGAATCAGTAGATACATTTGTAGTTCTTACTTTCAGTAACCAAAGTAATAAAGAAGTGTTTTTGCAACGGTTCGGATTTAGACCGCAAGAAAAGTATATCAAAGGTGAAGTTTTATCGGATATGGTAGAGAGAGTAGATTAATATGGCAAAGCCGAAGTTTGACTTTAAAGACCCCCATAATCTCATTCGTATAGAAGGATGGGCGAGAGATGGATTAGACGATAAGCAAATTGCTGCAAACATCGGCTACAATGAAACGTATTTCTCTGAATTGAAAGGTAAAATCCCCGAATTATCCAAAGCATTAAAAAACGGGCGTGCGCCTCTTGAGTTGAAAGTAGAAAACACTCTTTACACGAAAGCTACCGGAATGAAAGTAAAAGTCCAGCAGGCTATCAAGGTGAAAGATGTTTATTACGATGAAAATGGTAGGCGGTGTGAAAATGAAAGGATAGAAATTGTGGAATTAGAACAAGAGATTCCTCCTGACACAACGGCTGGTATCTTTTGGCTTAAAAATCGCAAGCCTGAACAATGGAATAAACCAGCTCCAAGAATTGATGAAGATGCTGATATTCCAACAGACATAGAGCACGGCATCAACATTGATTCCTGGATTAAAGACAAGCTAAAATGATAGTACCTCAAGAAATTTACCATCCATTATATGAGGATAAGGAAAAATTTATAATTCTTATCACCGGTGGGCGCGGTAGCGGAAAGTCTTTCAATGCTTCTACCTTTATTGAGCGGTTGACTTTTGAAATGACTCCCGTAGAGAAGATAGTTCATCAGATTCTTTACACCCGTTACACGATGGTTTCTGCCGGTATGTCTATCATCCCCGAAATGATGGAGAAGATAGATTTGGACGGTACCACGAAATATTTCAAGACCACAAAGACGGACATAGTCAATAAGATGACTAAGAGCCGTATCATATTCCGGGGTCTCAAGACTTCTTCCGGAAACCAGACAGCAAAACTGAAATCCATTCAAGGCATTACGACTTTTGTCTGCGATGAAGCGGAAGAGTGGATAAGCGAAGATGAGTTCGACAAGATAATGCTCTCCATTCGCAAGAAGGGTATTCAGAACCGGATTATCATTATAATGAACCCATGCGATTCCAATCACTTCATCTACAAGAAATACATTGAGAAAACTCACAAGCTGGTAGAGATTGACGGTGTGCAGGTTCAGATTTCCACTCATCCGAATGTGCTCCACATTCATACGACTTACTTTGATAATTTGGAGAATCTTTCACCGGAGTTTCTAAAAGAGGTAGAGGATATAAAGGTGAGTAATCCTGAAAAGTATGCTCATGTGGTTATCGGCCGGTGGGCTGACGTTGCAGAAGGTGCTGTGTTCAAGAAGTGGGGAATTGTTGACGAGTTCCCGGCTTGGGCAAAGAAAATTGCTTTCGGGCAAGACTTCGGTTATACGCATGACCCGTCTGCTTCCATTCGTTGTGGTATCGTTGATAACGCCCTTTACTTGGATGAAGTGGATTACCGTACTGGATTGCTTTCTTCTGACATCATCAAGACTCTTCGCCCGTGGGGATTGAAAGTCATAGCTGACAGTGCTGACCCTCGATTGATTCAAGAGATACACAACGGAGGAATCAAGATATATGCCGTAGAGAAAGGTGCAGGCTCTATCAATGCCGGAATTGACAAAATGAAAGATATGGAGATTTATATAACCAAACGCTCGTACAACTTGCAAAGCGAGTTCAGAAAGTATGTTTGGGCAAAGGATAAGGACGGGAACTATATCAACGAACCGGAAGACCATGACAATCACGGAATAGATGCTGTACGTTACTATGTATTGGGTGAGCTTCTTGGCAAGATTCAGAAGCCGAAAGATTTAACAGGAATATTCACACATTAAAAATATAAACTATGCCATTGAATTTAGAAGAAATATTAGCATTGCCTGACATCGGGCAGAAGATAAACTACCTGAAGAAAGGTAGGAAGACTGAACTTCCCGACCGTTGCAAACTTTGGGATGATTGGAATCCGGAACGACATGAAATCATGGTTGACAAAAAGAAGTATCCGGACAGAAAAGTACTTGATAAGGAATCCGAAAAAGTTTTCGATGAAAAAACTGGTAAGACTTATGAAATCGAAGCAAAGTATAAGACTGAACCGGTGAACCGTATTTCTATTCCATTGGAACAAGATATAGTGAACATTCAAACTGCTTTCACGGTCGGCACAGAACCGTCTATGGATTGCACTCCGACTGATGATGATGAAAAGAAGCTGCT